GCATCTGCAACAGGGGCTCCATGACCTGCGCCAGATACGGCACTCCGCGATATTGCTCAGGCCGCTCAGCGTCCATCACATGCAAGATGTTCGGCAGGTGTGTGCGCCGCCCATACGCCTCGATGCGCTGGAACTCTGTCGGCTGCAACGTGGCCTGATATGGATAGGTGTTGGCAACGTGGTAGGCAACAATGCGCCCATTGGCCTGCACCTCTACGCCGTCGTAGATGGTGTTGCCATTGGCAGCCTTGCCGGTTG